GCTCCGGCCACTTACTGTGGGGTTTTGACCATTTTCCGCGGTTTTTCGGGGTGACGGGCGCCACCTTCGCCATTTACCCATTCCGCCTCGCCGGTCGGGAAAAACTGTTGCGCCCCAAGGGTGTTTTCGGCTGTCGCCGCCTATTTGCCACCGTCGACCCGCTGATTGATTTCTATACGTTTCCGGCAATTCTTTAAAATAGGTTCCGGCCTATTCGTTGCAATGGTTTCGGGCTCGTGGGCGGGCTGACCAGCCGACGTGACGCCTATCACGTCAATTTCTCGGGTGTCGCATTTCGCTTTCCAAAGCGGCGGCTACGCTCTGTGGCTATGGGTAAGCGTGGTCCGAGGCCGATGCCGACGAAGCTGCGTGCGCTGCACGGCGAGCAGCACCTGGCGCGTCTCGGACTGGATGAGCCGCTGCCGCGTGAGGTCGCGCCGGTCTGCCCCGACCATCTGGACGCCTACGCCGCGGAGGTGTGGGATCGCACGGTGGCGGACCTGATGTCGATGGGGCTCGGCTACGACTGCGACCGGGAGGTCCTCGCCGCGTTCTGCGTCGCCGCGTCCCGGCACCGGGAGGCGTCCGTGCTCCTCGGGGAGAGCGAGCTGCTGGTCGAGGACGAGCACGGGATGCTCCGGGCGAACCCGCTGGTGCGGATCGAGCGGGGCGAGGCGGAGCTGATGGCACGCCTCGCCTCTCACTTCGGCTTGACCCCGTCGGCGCGGGTGGGTTTGAAGGCGGAGCGGGAAGAGCCGGCGTCCGATGCCGAGCGGCTCCTCTCCTAACCGGAAGGTCTGCGACCTGTGCGGGGCGCGGGGGGAGCATTACTGCCCGCCGAAAGCGGACCGGGTGGTAGGCGTGTTCTCCGGCATTTTGAAGCACACGAAAGGGCGGTTCGCCCGCAGGCCGTTCCGCCTCGCCGGCTGGCAGCAGCACGAAATCATCGAGCCGCTCTTCGGCACGCAGAAATGGAGCACAGAGGCCGACCGGTGGGTGCGCCGCTACCGCATCGCCTGGATAGAGCTTGGAAAAAAGAACGGGAAGAGCGAGGGGCTCGCCGGTGTCGCCCTGGTCCTGCTCTGCGCCGACGACGAGGAAGGCGCGGAAATCTACGGTGCGGCTGCGGACAGGGACCAGGCGGGGAGAGTGTTCGACGTGGCTCAGCGGATGGTTGAGCTGTCTCCGGAGCTGTCGAAGCGGCTGAAGATATACAAGTCGCCGAAGCGGATCGTCTACGAGCGGACCGGGAGTTTCTATGCGCCGGTCGCCGCGGACGCGGCGGGGAACTTGGGGGTTAACCCGCACGGCGTGATCTTCGACGAGGTCCTCACCCAGCCGTCCGCGGAGCTGTGGGACGCGTTCCGGACGTCGCTGGGCACGAGGGACCAGCCGTTGATGATCGCGGCGACGACGGCGGGGAACAACCCGAGCTCGTTCTGCGCCGTCGAGCACGACTACTGCGAGCGGGTCGCGAAAGACCCGAAGCTCGAGCCGACCCGTTTCGTGTACATGCGGAACACGCCGAAGGACGCCGACTGGCGCGACGAGGCGAACTGGTATTTCCCGAACCCGGGGTTGGGGGACTTCCTGTCGATCGAGGAGCTGCGTGCGGAGGCACGTGAGGCGGAGCTGGCGCCGTCGAAGCAGAACACGTTCCGGCAGTTCCGGTTGAACCAGTGGGTGCAGCAGACGTCGCGGTGGATGGACCTCGCGGCGTGGGACGCCACCGCCGGGATGGTCGTCGCGGACGAGATCGTCGGGCGGGATTGCTGGGGTGGGCTGGACCTGGCGACGACGACGGACATGGCGGCGCTGTGCTGGACGTTCCGCGACCCGCAGCTCGAGGCGGGGGAGGAGGGGTTCGTGGGCGTGTGGCGGTTCTGGGTGCCCGAGGCGAGGGTCGCCGACCTGAACCAGCGCACGGCGGGCCGGTTCGCGGTGTGGGTGCGCGAGGGGCTGGTCACGGTGACGGAGGGGGCGATCATCGACTACGCCTCGATCAAGCACACGATCCGGGCGGACGGTATGAAGTTTCATATCCGGGAGGTCGCGTACGACCGGTGGGGGATGGCCCAGTTGCAGACCGAGCTCGCCGACGAGGGCCTGGTCGTGGTGCCCTTCGGGCAGAACTTCGCGTCGATGTCGTCCCCGACGCGGGAATGGGAGCGGCTTATCCTTGAGGGCAAATACCGGCACGGAGGCAATCCGGTGATGCGCTGGATGATGGACAACGTGGTGGTCCGCACCGACCCGGCCGGGAACATCCGCATCGACAAGCAGAAGAGCCACGAGAAGGTCGACGGTCCCGTCGCGGCGGTGATGGCGTTGGACCGGGCGATGCGGTATGAGACGCCGGCGCAGAGCGCCTACGAGGACCACGGGCTGGTGAGCGTGTGAGCGGCGAGGATGAGCCGGTGGACCCGATGGTCGGGTTGCGGGCGCAGATGGACCAGATGCTGATGCTCGCCCCGGAGGTCGGCCGGGCGGCGCGGGCGTGGTTCGAGGTGTTCCGCTCAGAGGGTTTCGGTGACCGCGAGTCGCTGTATTTGACGGCGGTGCAGATGGTTCAGCAGCCGGGGTCGCCGCCGTGATGGGGCGGGGGTGGCGGTCGAAGCTCCGGACGTCGGTGATCGTGAACCTGACGACCGGCCGCAGCTTCAAGGGCGTGCTGTGGGCCACGTCGGGCCCGCTTTTGGTGTTGCGCCAGGCGGAGCTGCTCGAAGGGAACCGCCAGGCGATGCCGGTTGACGGCGAGGTGTTGGTCGATGTCGCCCGGGTCGAGTTCGTGCAGGTGGTCGAGCAGCGGTGACGGCGGTCAGTTCCGGCGGGCAGGTCACCGCCCTCGCCGACGGCGGGGTTGGCGGTGAGACGCTTCTCGCCGGCGGGTCGTCGTGGTCGGGGATCATGGCGGATTACGGGGCGATCTGGCGGACCCAGCCGGAAGTTCGGAAGGTGACGGGGTTCCTGGCCAGGAACATCGCCCAGCTGAACCTGACGTTGTACCGGCGGCTGTCGGCGACGGAACGGGAACGGGTCGACGATCACGAGCTGTCGAGGGCGATCAGCCATCCGCTCGGGTGGCGTCCGTCGGCGAAACTGTCGAAGTCGCTGTTTTTCGACACGCTGATGCACGACCGGTGCATCTACGACAACGCCTATTGGTTGAAGATCCGGGAGAACGGGGAGCTGCGCCTGGTGCCGGTCCCGCCGCCGCTGATCACCCCGGAGGGTTACGACTGGTTGGCGCCGACCGGGTACCGGTTCGCGAACAGGGACTGGCCGGCGGAGCAGTTCGTGCATTTCCGTGGGTACAACGCGGGGGACCGCCGCACCGGGCTGTCGCCGATCGAGTCGCTTCGCCAGCTGCTCCTCGAGGACATGGCGTCGAACGTGTACCGGTCGCAGCTTTGGGAGCGGGGTGCCCGGATGTCGGGGGTGATTCAGCGGCCGGCGGACGCCCCGAAGTGGTCGGATCCGGCGAGGGAGCGGTTCCAGGCGTCCTGGCGGGCGCAGTGGTCGGGGAACGGGCCGGAGGCGGGCGGCACCCCGGTCCTCGAGGATGGCATGGAGTTCAAGGAGACGACGTTCTCCGCGGCGGACGCGCAGTGGTTGGAGGCGAAGAAACTGACCCGGGAGGAGGTCGCCGCCGCCTACCACGTCCCGCAGCCGATGGTTGGCCTGTTGGACCGGGCGACGTTCTCGAACGTCGCGGAGTTGCACGACCAGCTGTACCAGGACACGTTGCCGCCGTGGTGCGTGTCGATCGAGGAGGATGTCGAGCTGCAGTTGATCTCCGACTGGCCTGAGCTGATGGCCGACAACTGCTATGTGGAGTTCAACCTGATGGAGAAGCTGAAAGGGTCGTTTGAGAAGCGGGCCCGGATCATGCAGACCGCGACGGGCGGGCCGTGGTTGACCCGGAACGAGGCGCGGGCGATGGACAACCGTCCGCGGATCGACGACCCGGCTTGCGACCAGCTGATCGTCCCGCTGAACGTGATCGTCGGCGGGCAGGCGTCGCCGACCGACTCGGCAGCCTCCGGGGAGGCTTCGCGGGTGGTGGGCCGCTGGCTGTCGCGCTGCGGGACGGCGGTCGTCGGCCGGTGGCACACCGCCCGGGCCGGGCATCTGGGGTTGAACCAGGTATGGCAAGCGGAGCGGTGGACCCGGGAACTGACCAGGGACCTGGAAGGGATCGACGTCGAGGATCCCGACGAGGTGGCCGGGCGGGTCGTGGCCCGGGCGGGCAGGGCGGTCACCTTGGCGCTCGCCGACCCCGACCCGGACCAGGCGTTGGACGAGTTTTTCTCCGCCGACCCGGCGGACACCCTGTCGATGATGATCGAAGAGGAGGTTTAAGCGATGCCGGTGAAGGTCAGGTCGAACGCGGCGAGACTGCTCGCCGCAGAGAAGATGGAAGGCACCGGGGGGTTGGCGACGGGCACGGTGCGGGCGCTCGTGTCGGTGTTCGGGAATGTCGACTCCTACGGGGAGCGGGTCGTGAAAGGCGCGTTCGCGGACACGCTCGCCGAGTGGCGGAAGAGCGGGGATCCGATCCCGTTCATCTGGTCGCACCAGTGGGGGAACCCTGACGCGCACATCGGCTGGGTGCCGCCCGACCTGGCCGTGGAGACCGACGCCGGCCTGGAGGTGACCGCCACCGTCGACCTGCGCGACCCTGCGGCGGCGAAGGTGTACGACCTGCTCGCCGCCCGAAGGGTCGCCCAGTTCTCGTTCGCGTTCGACGTCGAGGAGGAGGAGGAGACCGATGAGGAGGTCACCGTGTTCGGCTGGTGGACGACGAACGTGCTCGAGTTGACGAAGCTGAAGTTGTTCGAGTGCGGCCCGTGCCTGCTCGGCGCGAACGAGGAGACCGACCTGCTCGAGGTCGCCGGCCGCAGCCTCACCCAGCTGTCCCGCTACCGCAAGGGCCAGAAGTCGGGCCGGGCGATCTCCGCGGCGAACCGGCAGCGGTTGGAGGAGGCCCGGGAGCTGATCGAAGACGTGCTGTCCTCCGACGACCCGCCCGAGGAGAACGGCCGCCCCGCCTTCGTGGTGCCATTGAATGCCGCGCCCGCCCCTGTCATCAGGTCGGCGGAGGACGATCGTCTGGCCGGGCTGGTCGGTGCCACACTCGCAGAGGTCGCCGCGCTATCTTGAGTCCTCGAGGTGCGCGGACCGGACCGCCGGGGGCGCCCGAACAGTAGCCATCGCCACGCAGTCAGGCCCGGACCGGACCGCCGGGGGAGCCAAGGACGGCGAGGAGAGGCAAGCGACATGTGCTTGTCACCTCACGCTCTTGGAGGCATCCCGGAATGGACCGGATCGCAGAACTGGTAGCGAAGATCAAGGAACGGGCCGAGCAGGCCCGAGTGGTGGCGGAGAAGGCCGAGACCGACGGCTGGTCGGCCGAGGACCGCCAGAAGGTGAAAGGCCTCCTCGACGAGGTCCAAACCTTTAAGACCGAGCTGGACGCCCTCAAGGAGGGCAAGAGCTTGGGCGAGCAGGTCGCCGAACTGTCCGAGGGGATCGGCTCGTCCTACGGCACGGCCCCGCCCGCCGGGCAGACGAGCGATTACCGCCCGGTCGGCGCGGCGCAGAGCGTCGGGCAGATGTTCGTCAACTCCGACGCCTACCGGCAGTTCCGCTCGACGGTGCCCGACGGCGGCATCCCGGACCGCACACGGGTGTCTATGGCGCCGGTCGGGTTCAAGGACCTGATCTCGATCAGCGGCACGCCCGGCGCCCAGGGCCTGGTTCCCCCCGACCTGCAGGGCCTCCTCGACCTGTTGGGCCGCCCCGCGGTGCGGCTTCGGAACCTGATCAACCGGCAGACGACCAGCAGCGACCTGATCGAATGGGTCCGCCAGCTGACCAGGGTGAACGCCGCCGACGTCGTCCCCGAAGCGACGTCGCTCGACGATGACGACGCGATCAAGCCGATGGGCGGCTTCGATTTCGAGATCGTCCGGACACCGGTCGAGACGATCGCCGAGTGGATCCCCGTCACCCGCCGCGCCGTGACGGACGCCCCGATGCTGCGAGGCTTGATCGACAGCGAGCTCGAAGGGAACCTCACCGACCGGGAAGAGCGGTACTACCTGACCGGCGGCCCCGGGTTCCCCGGGTTGGACGGCACCAGCGGCACGCAGCTGCAGGAGTTCGACACCGACCTGTTCGTCACCGCCCGCAAGGCGAAGACGAAGGTCGAGGAGATCGGCTTCACGCAGGCGACCGCGTGGCTGCTGAACCCGGAGACCGACGAGCAGATCGACCTGGCGAGAGACACCCAGAACCGGTTCTTCGGGACCGGCCCGTTCCAGGCCCCCGGCCCTCAGACCCTGTGGGGGATTCCCAGGATCACGTCGCAGTACGTGCCGGCCGAGCAGATGTGGCTCGGGAACTGGCAGCTGATGACGGTGTGGGACCGGGAGCAGTCGACGATCACGATCAGCTCCGAACACGCCGACTTCTTCATCCGCAACCTCCTTGCCGTGCTCGCCGAGAAGCGCCTGGCCGCCGGCGTCGCCCGCCCCGCAGCGTTCGTGCTGGTCGAGACCGGCGAAAGCTGATGACCCTTGTCGTCTGGCCGCTGCGCCTCGGAGCCCGCCGCTGCCGTATCTGCGGCGCCGCCGGGTGCGCGTGCGGCGGCCCGACGACCGACCTGATCCCCGACGACCTACCCCCGCTTATCAGAGAGGAGACGCAGATGGCAGCAGAACTGGAGAAGGTGAAGGTGCGGTTGCCGTCCGGCCTGGAGACGACGTTCAGGGTGCATCCGGACAAGGCGGACCGCTACCGCAAGATGGGGCAGGGTGCCGCTGAGGCGGAGACCCGGGCCCGTTCGCCCCGCCAGCCGGCGACGCACGCTGGGAGCGTCGAGACGAAGTGAGCCCGGTCGCGGCGGACCTGGAACCGTTCGTCACTCCCACCGCGATTCGGGAGTGGCTGGGGGAGCCCAGCATGGGCGAAGCCCGGGCCGACTTTCTGGCCCGGGCCGGTTCCGCCGCGGTGCGAGCCGAGGTGTCGCAGATCGTCAACGTGGTGCAGGGCGACCCGGTGGTGCTGAACGGGTCGGGGTCGGAACTGGTGCTGCTCCCCGAGCTCGAGGTCCTCGATGTCGCCTCGGTCACCCTGGCCGGGGATCCGCTTGTCGGGGGACGCGACTTCGAGTGGGACACCGCGGGGCGGCTTTACCGCACCCGGGGCCGCCGCTGGCCGCTGCACCCCCGCATCCTGCACGTCGTCTACGACCATGGTTGGTGGCCGTGGACGGCGGGGTTCCAGGCGGCGGTCACCGTCTGTTTGGAGGTCGCCGCCCGGGTCAACCGCGACCCGGGGTTGCAGTCGGAACGGATCGGCGACTGGTCGAGAGCGTTCGTGCCGACCGCCGGGCGTTCCCAGCCGACCGAGTCGGAGAAACGGACATTGGACCCGTTGCGGAGAGAACGGTGACCGGCAACATCGCCCGCCTGTTGAACACCACCGCGACGGTGAACCGTCGGCGGGTGACCGAAGACGAGCTCGGCGGGGAGGAGGTCACCTGGGTGACCGTCGGGACCGTGCCGGCCAGGGTGTCCGGCCCGACCGGGGCGCTGTCGGACACGCTGACCGCCCGCCAGTCGGGCGGCCGGGCCCCCTATTTCGTGTACCTGCTGCCCGGCGCCGACGTGCACCGCGGCGACGTGCTCGACGTTGCGGGCCGCCCGCTGCTGTGGGTGGACACGGTCGGCGAACCGTCCGAGCGGTCCGCGTACCGCCGCGCCGAGTGCGTCGAGCATCAGGCGGAGGTGACCGTCCGTGGCTGACCGTCTCCCCGTCCGCTTCGAAGGTCTCGTGAGCTTCAACGCGTACCTGGGCGGGCTCCGGGACAAGGTGGACACCGCCGCCCGCGACGCCCACCGCAGGGTCGCGGAACGCATCGCCGACGAGATGCGCAGCATGGTCCCGGTCGACTCCGGGGCGCTTCGCGACACGATCCGGGTCGAGGTCGACGACGACGAGGTGATGGTCGCGGTCGGCAACGAGGAGACCGACTACGCCGTCTACGTCGAGTACGGCACCCGCAACCGGGCCGCCACCCCGTTCGTGATGCCCGCGATCAGCCGTGTCGCCGCCAGTCTGGAGGAGACCATGGCGGCGGAGGTGCGCCGCGGCGGCTTCCCGCCACCGGGCCGGGCTGCCTGATGTTCTACGAGCTGCAGGAGGCGGTCACCGAACGGCTCCGCGCCGACACCGAGCTGATGGCCCGGGCGCCGTTGTACGACTTCGTGCCCGAAGGCGCCGACATGCCCTATTTGACGTTCACGTCAATGTGGACGGCCGCCCGGGACGACCTGACCAACGCGGTGGAGCGGGTGTGGTTCCAGGTGTCGGTGTGGTCCGACTACCGGGGGTTCAAGGAGGCGTCGGAGATCGCCATCCACATCGTGCGCATGCTCCGCCACGCCGAGGTGGACCTCGGCAAATACGGGCGGGTGCGGGTCACCGGCGACAACACGCACCTGTTGCGGGACAACAACCCCGCGATCCGCCATCTGGCGCTCACGTTCTTCTGCCCCTACGTCCAGCTCGGGCGCATCCGTCCCGCCTTTGAAATGTCCACACAAGGAGGAAACACATGAGTGACACCATCGGGTGGGACACCCATCCGACCGAGGCGATGCTCGGCTACGGCCTCAGCCTGCAAAGAGGC